TAAACTATGTTTTTGACCGATTCTTGAGTTCTTGAGTACCCCCCCATGTATAAGAAATGGTAATCTGTATTCCCCAAAGGGAGGTGGTGAGGTAGTCAAGGACTCAAGACTAAGGTAGTAATAGTATAATAATAATAATAATATATAATAAATACATATACATATACTACTTACTTACAATGAAAAAGTTACTCAAGAATCACTCAAGATTAGTCAAACCTTGAGTGAATCTCATTTTTTAAACTTCCTATGCACCGAGATAATTATCGAATACCTTGTGCATAATTTGAGTACGCTTGATCTGATCTCCATAAAAACTACCCTTGTTTGTGTGGGTCATTGCGTGCTTCAGATGAAGTAGTGAGTTTCCACCCATATCATAATCATAGGAGGGGTTCATAAACTCTGCATCTACGACCATGGCTTTAGTTTTAGGACAACCACCTTGTCGTACTGTCTCGTTGATCAGATGGTCACTAGTCTTTTGATTTATTATTGTCCTTCGGTACCTAGCATTACATTCATGAAGACTAACATCCATTGGGATGATTTTCCTAGTCAAGTCATCTACTCTTAATTGTCCAGTTGATTCAATATTCATGGTGTGTTTGGTACCAGCAATTTCATGTTCAATTTTCATTGACATATTATCACATATAAAAAACCGATCCCCAATGCCCCCTCTGAGTGAAAATCTCATCTCATTAGAATGTCTGAAACATATGAACATCTCGTAATCCTTGTTGAAATCTCCATCTTTTCTCAAACCCATTGCTCCAAATAACTCAGTTCCTTTCTTACCTGAAACACCATATCTTTGCCAAACAAGTGAGTAGTCACTATGTTCCTTAATAGATTTAATAAACATATTAGCAACCTCGTAATGAGGTACTGGTTTATGTGTACGGCTTAGTGGTGCATAGTGACGAGCATCTAATGACGTTAATTGGTCATATGATAGTTCTTTAGCACCGCAATGCAGTATAAAATTATCCATATTCCTCCTCCTTCTGGATTAATCGCATTATCTGCGACTTATGAAAGGGTTTGCCCTTAGTAGGCTGGACAAACCCCTGTTCTGCTAAAATCCCTGCGACCTTAGCATATGTAAACCCTTCTGCTACAAGTTTCTTAATTTTATCCAATGCGTTACGGTATTTCTTAGTGCCGTATATCTCTTTGAGGGATCGTCTTCCCTCACATTTACCTTTCTCTAATCTAATTCGTTCTCTTGCTCCACGTAGTTTGTGTACCAAATTTGCTTTTTCAAATTGACTTACACTTCCCAGCACTTGTCTAATTAAATTCAAACTTGGAGTATCTCCTGTAAAGTAATCTGGTGCATCAACTGGAATAATCTGTAGGTTTTTCTCTTTCAGGTCTTGGAACCCCCTCTCCTGTACAATCAGATCACGTGCAAATCTACTGGCATTTTCGCAAAGGATAATACTAACTTTATTTGCTTCACAGAATTCAACTAACTTTTGTATCCCCTTACGAAACATAACTGGCTCAGTTCCAGATACTGCTTGATCAGATGCAACTGCCATTAATTCTAGGGAGTTTTTTTCCGCATAGGCAAATATTGCCTCCTTTTGTCTCGTCTCTGAATCCCCATCCAAATTGGATGCACTACTGGTTCTCAGATAATATACTGCTCTCATTATTTGTCTCGTATGCAATGATTTCAGGTTTTAGTTCTAATGCCATTTGGATAGCACTAACCTCACAAGGAAATTCCCACCACACACTATTAACTGGTGACAGTTTATTCTTTAGCCATAGTCTGTATGGTAACTTCTCCTTGCAAGTGCAAGTGTACTTCATGCAATCCTTGTGTCTGTGATTAACAACTAGTTTCCAAGTCTTTGTTTCATAGCAAACTAGGGTTGCTTTGCTCTCCACTAATTTCATGTTGATCTCCTGTTTTTAGGGTTATTGGTTTTTCTTATGTGTCTATCAATAGGCTGGTTACACGATGCCACCGTAGTGGTTTCCCCTCCACACCTACACTCACCAGCCTACTAAAAGAGACACTAGACTCTGCTTTCCCCCTCTGCTTTGAAGATTCCAGCATAGGCCAATACCTTATCTGTAGTCATTTGAGTAGCCATGACTCTAGCTTGCTGAGGTTGATCTAGTTCCATGTACCCATCATCCATAACCTCGTATGACTTGTTAAACTTTTGATTCACCTCTTTCATATTAGTACCTCTGTAGCAGATATTTTCTGTACCATGTTTGGCGAATACTCTTTTCTTATTACCCTTACCTTCTCTCAGGTCTGCTGTAGTAGCAGGTAGAATCTGACCAATCTGTACGAATTGCCCATCTTTAAGGGAACCGTCCATATTAAATTCAAGGTCTGATTCTTTCTTGTACCTTGTAAAGATACTTCCATCATTATTCATCTTCATTCTCCCATTTAGGGTTTGTGCTACGTTTGTAGCGTTTGCCAGAGGTTTTCACTTTTGTAATGTACCTAGATGGTAACATTATCCTTGGCCTCCGATTTGTTTTCTTACTTATCATACGTTCAATTCCCATGCCAAAAAAAACTTTATCAAATTATTTATCTATTATATAAGAGAATATGCACAATTGCAAAAGTGGGACGAACATATAAATCGTGTTCTTCCTGCATACCCCTTGCCCACTATTAGCAAGTCTTCCCAGCATATCTCACATTTGCGATCAGACTTCTTGAGGGTTGCCCGATTAATTTTTAGTTTATCAAGTTGTCTTTTCATGTTTGTTTTCCTTAAATCCATAAATTGCTCCACGTTCAGAGGGAAAGATTTGCCTATTAGGAAGAAATTGCCTAGCAGAATTTGCCTAGTAGTTAAATGGTTTTTTTCCACTTAGCCACCAGATATGTCGAGCGGAAACTTCTGCACCACTCTTGAAATATTTTGGAAACCTTATTGCACATTCATCGTTCCATACATCCCACAAATATGCTGTTCCTCCATTGCTCTCAATCATCAGTTGATAGTATTGTATTATGCTGGCCTTGGTTTGCATGGATTTGCATTTTTTATTGATGGATATAGCCTCTTTATCTACGTTAAATCTCTTTAAATGGTGAGAGTCAAAGCATCCTCCATATGGTGTGGAAAGTGTAGTCACAAATCCAGCTTTGGCACAATTCAAGTATGGTATTTCAGAGAATAAATCTATGCACCAAAATTCTTTTTCTTTGTCAGTCATAGATGAATTTAGAATGTGCATAAAATCGGCATACAATTGCTTTTTATTAGACCATGCATACTTAGACCCTACTGCACGCATTTTCATGTTGAATGATGGTATATTATGACGGTGTTTGCGATAGTCAGTAGTTATATAGTCAAGTTTGGTTGTTACTTCTCTTATAGTTAAGAAGCAAAAGTCAATTGTCTTGCAGAGGTATTCAGGACTGGTCTGAGCAAAAGAATTACATAATGGGTTATGTTGCTCATGTAAGGTAGGCACTTTTTGCGTTGTAGGCATGTTTTACCGCTTTTTCAGGTTATATTAGAAAGATGATCTATCCTGACTTAACGATTGCAATACCTATACCACAAAAAATAGGCAAAAAAAAGACCGTACCAGAAATGAATCCGATACGGTCTGATCTTATATTTATTTGATTATAAAAATGCTACCTAGCAACGTAAACTAAATTAGCATCTTTATGCGTCCATTCAATAATTTGTTTTTGCTCATATTCATCTTGAGTTTCAATCGTTATTTTTAGATTGATAATATCGTTATCTGTACTGAACTTTCCCAGCACTAAAAATAACAGTCTTGAGAACTGATCTTTTAATAGTCTTTTATTGTGTAAACTCTTTTTCATATGTCATCTCCTGTTTAGGTTAAACTCCAGTTATAGTAATTACAATTATTTCTCTATTTTGACTGTAACTACTTCGTCTATCAATACCGTTTACATCTACTTGAAAGTTTATGTTTTCTAATTCTAATTGCTTGACAATAATGCCAAGTTTAGAAATATCTTCTAAGTAGATAGCATTTTCATGCCAAGATTTAGTATTAGTTTCACTCATACATCATCTCCATTATCAAGGTTATGTTTAACAGCATCTGCATAATTATATATTCCAATCTTACGGAATAATTCAAATGTAGATACGTGGATTAAATCCGTACTATTCGCATGGATGTTATAGTCTAACTGTTTCCATTTGTACGGTTTAATTTTACCGTCAGTTTCATCCAAAAAAACACGTTCTTCTTTCGGGATATTACTGACGGTCTCATGGTTTTTAATCATGCTATTAATTAGCTTAAGTAAACCACTTGTGTTTATGATCATGCACACCCTTCGCAATCGAAATTATTTTCGTTTGTCAAGGCTTGCTTCTTCAGGTCTTCTAATCTCTTGTGTCTAGCTTCACAGTCAGCACGTAACTCACGTTGAGACTTTAAATAGGCTTCATTTTCATCGTAATTTTCAAGGAATTTTTCTATCGCTTGACCGATTAGATTTTGCTTTTTCATACGCATTATATCCATCTAGAGTTTACGTAGTATTCACCACGTTCTTTGTTAGGGTAAAGATAATAAGACATGGTACTAACTACATGAAAACCCATATCCATACCGCAACCACTAACACCAACTGCACTTGTATTTTCTTTCCAGCTAAAACCACACAATTCTGCAACGTAATATGATAGGTTATAAATCCTATTCTTTTTACTTGCGAGTATTTGTATGTGCCGATACATTCCTGAATTGGAACATTTCTTTAAACTGCAAAATGCAGTCGAATTCTTCCTGAAATATGGCCTTAATAATTTGACCAATTCTGCTCTACGTTCCTTACTTAGTTTTTTACTCATATATCATCTCCTGTTAAAAATTACTTAAACGGCATCTACATTGACACCATAAGTAACATTTGCCTTTTAATCATGCTTAAATCAAGATATAAGCCACGATAATAACACAACAGGTACTATTGGTATGGGCAAATGTCACCTAACTGTCAACTATACTGTTTGATTATATGAGGTAGCCCATTCAAAAAACTTGTCGTTTACATCAATAGTTTTAATCCAACCGTTACCATATGCTATGACATATTTTTCCTTGCCCAATGTATTGATAAAAAGTGTAGCGTCACAGTCTTCCTCAAGGAACACAATCGGTGTGCCATCTGTATGGTTTTGTTGGTAGGAATGAGAACTTATTTTGGTTTCTAGTTTATGCTTTTTTAACAACTCTCTTGGAACTGCAAGCCAAGCATGAGAAGGACTGTGAAACCATGCGGATTGTTTGAATGGATTGTTATGTTTTGCGTTGGGATTAGTATTCTTCATATATCATCTCCTGTTTAGAAAAATGCTCCACGTTCCGAAGCAGAATGATGCATAAATTGCATCCACGATAGCACTACAATTAAGCAATGCTATCTAGGTTACAATTTAAAATTAACTAACCCTTAGAATCAAATCATTCTGCATAGTAACTTGAGCAAAGAATTCTCTGCCACTATTACCATACTCAGGTATTTGAGGACGGTTACTACCACAAAATGAACCGTTACTTTTATATTCAGGTCCGAATATAGAAGTCTCAGTATAGTTGAGAGTTTTACCGATGTTTTCTCTCATTTGTTTTTTGGAATTATAATTAAGAACCATCATATTATTTCTCCTGTTTATGATGTATACTAGGAAGGTATCAGCAACCCCCCATGAGCTACTGACATATACAGTATGACAGGTTCAATACTCTTTATCAAACTATTTTTTAATTGGTAACATATGAAAGATTCGTTAAACCCTCAGCAAGCTAGGTTTGTGCAGTACTACATCGAAACAGGCAATGCTAAAGCTTCAGCACTTAATGCAGGATATTCTAAAAGTACAGCAAATAATGCCAATGCTGCTTTGTTGAGAAATAGTGCAATTCAGGGAGAAGTAGAGAAGCATGAAAAATATTTGATAAAATCTTCAGGATGGAATAAAGCCCGCTTAGTGTCTGAAATTGAAGGAGTTTTTCATAAAGCATTAGAAGATCAACAACTACAAACTGCACTAAAATCATTAGAGCTAATTGGCAAGGTAACTAATGTAATGCCATCAGCTAAGACCATGCAAGTTAAGCATACCTTTGAGTCATTACTAGACCAATCAACTACCACTAAAGACATCACTCCGCAACACCCTGAAATAACAATCAATTAAATGTATAAGTGTAGACGCTTTCTCAAGAAAAAGTAACAAGAGTATTATACATTTAATATTGTCTTAGTTTTACTACAACAAATACATTAGTGACAGCATTAGTTCAGATCATTTAAACGTATCGCATGAGACTGATTATATTGCTTTTTATTGGTCTGGAATTGACGGGTTTTGCCTCAAAATAAAAAGTTTAACCCGCCCCCCCCGACTCCACGGCCCCCCTATGTTATACATAAAGTAGTTACTCACGTTTATATGCCCTTGCATCTTTTATGGTTTTAGGTAAGAATACGTAAGGGCTTTGTCTCCAGCCCTAGACAGCCCTAGCCCCCCTTAGTACCTCGGTTGGGGCTGTCATTTCTAATAATTTATTAAGGGCATTCAATGTCTTACAGCACAAAAGTACTAGAACACTATGAACGACCAAGGAATATTGGTAGTATGGATGGTGCTGACGACTCTGTCGGTACTGGGCTTGTGGGTGCTCCAGAGTGTGGAGATGTAATGAAATTACAGATAAAGGTAGAAAATGATAAAATCGTTGATGCAAAGTTTAAAACATTTGGGTGCGGAAGTGCTATCGCTTCCTCATCTCTGGCTTCAGAGTGGGTCAAAGGCAGGACATTGGATGAAGCTCAGTCTATTAAAAATACTGATATTGTGGAAGAGCTTTCCCTACCACCCGTTAAAATTCATTGTTCAGTACTGGCAGAAGATGCAATTAAAGCTGCTATCAATGACTACAAAAACAAATACATGCATCTGTCAGGAGTGCAGGTGTAGTCCTTGTGTATGCGGGGAATAAAGGATTAAACGCTGGATTAAATGCGGTAAATGGAAGAAAAGGAGATAATACATCTTATACGTAAGTTACAAGCTGACCCTCAACTCTATTTTGAAACCTGTTTAAAGATTCAAAATTTTGGGACAGGGGAGCTTATACCGTTTAAGTTGAACGAGGTACAGAGTATAATGCATTCTATGATGCAGAGACAGTTAGCTGAACATAACCATGTCAGGATGATTGTATTAAAAGCACGTAGGTTTGGCATATCCACATATGTACAGGGGCGGTACTTCCGTCATGCTGCAATGAACCGTAATAAGGTGGTACAGATCACCACCCATAGTAAGGCAGCTACAGATGTCATGTTTGCCATGACACGTACAATGGAACAGAACCTCCCTAAAGAAATAAAACCAGAATTAAAATATAGCGGTAGGCGTGACCTCCATTGGGGAAGCGAGGATGGGGGGCTTAATTCTTCCTATTCCTTATCAACAGTAGGGGGTCGGGAGGTACGTGGAAGTAAGATAGACTATTTACATTGTAGTGAAGTTGCATCTTGGTCGGGAGGCGGTGAAGACTATTTACTTGGGCTGCTTAACTGTGTAGTACAGGGGTTTGATACAGAAGCAGTCATAGAGTCTACTGCACAGGGGGTAGGCGGTGTCTTCCATGACATGTACTGGGATGCAGCAGAGGGAAACTCTGGCTGGGAGAGTGTCTTTTTCCCATGGTATCTATACAGCTACTACAGTAATGAGTTTAAGTCGGAGGAAGAAAGAGAAAAATTCAAGAGCGAATTAGGACAGGATAAGCGGTACGGCGGTGAGGAAGAGATAGCCCTACTTGGTATGTCTTGTAAGTATGATATAGGGGAAGAAGTTAAAGAGTTCAAGGTAACATTAGAGAACTTAAACTGGAGGCGGCAATGCATAAAGACTCAATGTCAGAATGACCTTAGAAAATTTCATCAAGAGTTTCCAACCACAGCAAGAGAGTCTTTTGTAACCACAGGACGTAGTGTCTTCAATATAGATGTCCTCAGTAACCTTGTCCTAACAT